CACGAATGTAATTCGCTCGGTCAGGTTTACTTTAATCGAGCCGCTATCGGTACTGTTTCGTCGATTACTGGAACGGATAACGACGGAAAGGTCACCAGTGGCGTCTATTCTGACAAGGCTTGGGTTCGTCGTTACGTTGGAACCGACACGCAGACTGTTGATTATAAATTAGCCACTGCAAAGCCTAGTCAATGGACTACGGCTCACGCAGGTAAAGGCGTGGCTTATATTGCTCTGACTTTCCAATACGATGAAGAAGTCTATCGAACCGGAAAGCCAGAAATTACCTGCTTGGTTCAAGGCAAGAAAGTATATGACCCTCGCCTAGACTCTACGCAAACAGGTGGCAGCGGATCACAGCGCGTCAATGACCCATCGACCTATGCTTATTCATCAAATCCTGCTCTTTGCCTTGCTGACTATCTGATCAGCACGCGCCTAGGATTAGGCGAGGATGAAGCCCGTATTGACTGGGCATTGGTTATGGATGCCGCAGATATTTGCGATGAACTAGTTAATATTCCCGGCTCTACTACTCAAAAGCGTTACACCTGTAATGTTGCATTAACAGCGACGGATCGATTTGAGGACAACATCCAGACGCTTGCACAAGCGATGGCGGGTGTCTGCTATTACTCTGGCGGGAAATGGCGTATCTATGCAGGTGCTTGGTCTGCATCTGCCTTCACGCTAAACGATAGTGATCTAGTCGAGGGTGGTATCGACATCGTTACTGCCTTTCCTTACAACCAACGATATAACTCGGTTCGTGGTCAGTTCATCAACAAGGATCGAAACTGGCAACCGATGGAATATCAACCGGTGATAAATACGAGTTACGTTACCGCAGACGGCGAACAGATGTGGCTAGAGACCGACTTTGCCGCTTGCACTAACGAGTACGAAGCGCAACGTCACGCGATCCTGCTATCTCGTCGCAGCCGAAATGGTCAGGTTGCTACGGTTCGCTGTGGGCTTTCCGCCTTTGATATTCGCCCGTTTGAAACTGGCACGGTTACGTTCTCCGAGATCGGATGGACTAGCAAGACCGTTCGATGTGAGGGATGGAGATTTAATCCAGAGGGAACAGTCGAGTTAATTCTACGCGAGGAAGCATCAACCGATTGGAACGACCCGCTTACGACTGACTACCTGACACCTACTAGTGTTAGCACTCCAACGCCAGAAATCTATACTCCGCTCCCGCCAACTAACCTTGCGGTCAATACTCTGCAAAGCGGATTTGCCCTGACTTGGACGGCTCCTTCGATTGTCCCTGTCGGTGCGTTCTACGATGTTTATGAATACACTTCGGCAACGCCGTTTTCGTCTGCCTCTGTCATCTGGCGCGGCATCTCGACTAACGTATTCATTCCGAAGGTAGACACCACGACCCGCTACTATTGGGTGGTTCTAAAGACCCCAGACGGCGCGGAATCATCCCCAGAGCCTCCGGTTACTGGCGTTCCGGCAGGTGCGGCGTTCCAACCCACGACCCTCCTTGCTACGGTCAGCCCGTCCTCTGCGAGCAAGACCGACCCCGCAGCCTCAATCACGACGGCAGGGGTTACGGTCACGGCTACGGGCGGCACGTCGCCTTACACGTACGCATGGACGCGACAGAGCGGATCAGCATCTATCTCTGCTGATAGCGCATCGGCTGCGAGTACGACCTTTACGGGAACGAGCCTTGTCAGCGGTACGACATACAACGCTGTTTTCCGATGCACGGTTACGGATAACGCAGCAGCCACGGCAACGGTCGATGTTTCGGTCACTATCGTTCGCGCTAACTTTAGCGCGTCGGCAAGCCCTGCCTCTCTGTACGAATCGACCTCGGTCTCTACAGCAACGACTAGCAGCACGACCGTAACGCCTACAGGTGGCGTCTCGCCCTATACCTATTCGTGGGCGTTGTACGAAGGCGACACCCTGACGGTTAACAGTTCAACTTCTGCGACGACTACTTTCTCGGCTTCCGGCTTGAACGAAGGCGATGTTCTGTATTCGACGTATCGCTGCACGGTGACGGATAGCACCTCTGGAACTCCTTTGACGACGACCGCTGATGTGTTGATTACGATAGAGCGACCCGATACGGGTGGACTGCCGCCATGATAGGAGGATTGACGATGATCGACTTTTCTAAATTCAAAGTGCCGACCGGATCACTGCTTGTCGATGGCGGATTGGTTGTTGCCCTTATTATTTGGGGTACGCAGATGACATCAAGCCTTGATGCTATCAGCGCACGATTAGAAAAGGTCGAGCAAACTACGATCCAACCGGAAGCAGACCGTCGCATCGCTGTTATTGAGGCTCGGCTTGCAGACACCACTCAAAGACTTCAATCAATCGAGGCCAAGTTAGATAGGGCATTAGAGCGTCGATAAAGGAGGGCAGGTCATGGAACTATTCGAGATTTTTACTAGAGCATGGCCTGTTATTCTGGCGCTAATTACCTTGATCATTGTCTTGTCAAAACTTGACCTTCGCGTGGCGGTGCTAGAGGACAAGATAAAAACTTTGTTTGATTTGCTTAACAAGAAGTCTGACAAATGAAACGGCTGATGATGCTGATAGTTGTGTTAACAACGGTCGGTTGTGCGGATCGTTACCGCTACCCGTGTCAAGACCCGACTAACTGGAACAACACAGAGTGTAACCAGCCAATCTGTTCGGCAAGCGGCACTTGTACTGAAATGACTTTGAGGCAAACAAAATGCGAGTAAATCCTCAACTAGATACGTTACTGCGATTTATCGTTGGAATTACGCTTGCGGTGACGCTGCTGATTATCATTGTTGCGGTTCTCTATTCTCTTATTTTTGTGGTTCAGCCGATTGACGCGCAAGCACCGAATGATGCGGAGTTCTTTAAATTGATCAACCCGATTGCGACTTTTCTGGTCGGCACTTTGTCAGGAATTATGATTGGTTCAAAGCACGATGTGGAGAAAGACAATGATGACAATGGTTAGCACGTTTCTGTCGTTCCTTGCGGGTGGACTCCCCAAGATTCTGCAAGTTTTTCAAGATCGGCAGGACAAGAAACACGAACTGGCCATCCTCGCTATGCAAAAGGAGCGAGAGTTAGAACTGGCTGCAAAGGGTTTTCAAGCACAAGCGCATATCGAGGAAATTAAGACAGAGCAGATTGCGATGCAAACGGCAGCCGAAGAACGAGTTGCCTTATATCAGCACGACATGGAGATCGGCAAAGGTGCAAGCCAATGGATGATCAACCTGCGTGCTTCGGTTCGTCCGGTGGTGACGTATATCTTCGTCCTTGAGTTAGTTGCTATCAACATAGCCGGAGTTTGGTACGCCTACACGACAGGCATCCCGTTTGCGATTGCGATGGACAACGTATTCAGCGATGACGAAATGCTGATTCTGTCCTCGATCATCGCCTTTTGGTTCGGGACGCAAGCCTTCGCTAAAAAATGAACGTCAGCGCAGAAACGCTTACTCTCATCAAACATCATGAGGGCGTAAGGATGCGCCCGTACTTGTGTCCGGCGCGGCTATGGACGGTCGGCGTCGGGCACGTCTTATACCCAGAGCAAGCAAAACTCCCTGTATCCGATCGATTACAGTTTGCATTGAAGGACGAGGATCGCCGTGTCTGGACTGCTGCTGAAGTGGACGATCTACTTTCTAAAGACCTTGCGCGGTTTGAGCGAGGCGTTGCCCGATATTGCCCTTCTGCTGTTGGTCATCAAGGCAGGTTCGACAGCCTCGTTTCCTTCTCTTTCAACGTGGGTCTGGGGAATCTTCAGCGGTCTGGTCTCCGCATGAAACACAATCGCGGCGACTACGAAGGCGCAGCAGAAGAATTCATGAAATGGACAAAGGGCGGCGGTCGCGTGTTGCCTGGACTAGTTAAGCGACGACTCGACGAGCAACGGTTATACCTGCGAGGTTGAGATGGCGAAAAAAATTCCCGTCGTGCAGATGTATGACGGAGTTTGGTATCGCGTAAAGGGTTACACCTTTACCGAGTGCTGCGATTGCGCCTTGACCCACAAGGAGCAGTTTCGGCTAGTGGACGGACAACTGGAATGGTCTGCTGTCCGTGACGATCAACGCACCGATGAACGTCGAAAGGAACTCGGCATCAAGGTGAACAGAAAAAAGGTGATTCGTGGTAGCCGCAAAAGCGACCGATGATCAGATCATTAAGACTCTACAAAAGCACAACGGGGTACGCTCTGCTGCTGCTTCTGAACTAGGATTAAACGAAAGAACCCTGCTGCATCGCTTGAAGCGAATGAAGCAAAACGGGCATCTCATACCAGAGTCAACATATCAACCCGGCAAACAAACCCCATCTGCGAGAGAGTTTGAATTCACGCCACTCCCCGATGACGATGTTCCCATCGAGGAACTCATCGAGCAGCGCAAGCGCAAATTCGCACACAAGCGCGAGCATGAGGAAGCATCAAAACTTATCCCGATTCGTATCAAGATTCCCGGCGCTATCGGTCTGCTGCACTTCGGCGATCCGCACGTCGATGATGACGGTTGCGACATCGAGGCTATCGAGCGGCATACGGCTCTCTGCAACGAGACCGAGGGACTGTTCGCCTGTAACGTGGGCGATACCACGAACAACTGGTGCGGTCGTCTTGCTCGCCTCTACGCCGATCAGAGTACGTCAGCGGCGCAAGCGTGGAAGATCGCAGAATGGTTCGTCAATCGCTGCGACTGGCTCTATATGATCGGCGGCAATCACGATCTATGGTCAGGCGCAGGTGATCCGCTCAAGTGGATTGCTCGGCAGCAGAACGCCCTCTATAAGTCCTCCGAGGCTCGTCTTGCGTTACGATTCCCGAACGGCGCGGAAGTGCGGGTCAATGCTCGGCACGATCACAGCGGCTCGTCGATCTGGAACCCCGCCCACGGTCCGATGAAGGCGGCTTTGATGGGAACCCGCGATCATATCTATGTCGCCGGCCACAAGCATGAGAGCGCCTATAGCGTGCTGAAGGACGGTATCTCTGGGATTACCATGCACGCGCTAAAGGTCGCCTCGTATAAGGTCTATGACCGTTTCGCAAAGGACAAAGGCTTTAGAGACAACTCGCTCTCACCTTGCGCGGTTACTACGATCAACCCGAACTTGCCTTTAACGCATCCCGATATGATCAAGGTCTTTTGGGAGCCGGAGGAAGGTGCAGACTATCTGACTTGGCTGCGGCGTCGATGAAGATAGACGACCGAGAGGCATTAGAAGAACTCGCTTGGGCTGAACCCGACGCCTGTCAGAACTGCATCTATTTTTGCCCTTGGAACGGGAGAGGGTGGGGCTGTTCTCACCCCACCGTTAAAGCATTGCTAGAGGGCGTCTGTCGCTGCGGCGGTCAATACTTCAAACAGATCAGACCGTGGAAGGTCAAGGGAACGATCGTCGCTCCCTGATTACTTCTGCGTCCATATCTCCCACTCGTCGAGCAACCATCTAGCCTCTCGGTGTAATCCGTGGCGTTGCAGTTGCGCGATGACAAAAAATATATCCATCGGCTGACCGTATGCCCACGGAGCCGCTTTCAGTTCTTGCTCGAAAGCATCATCTTCTTCGTTCACCAGTAGTCCCTCCCGCCTCGTTTAGCCGCCCATATCGGAGGCGGTACGCTCGCCCAATTACGCTGCATCATCGCCCGTACCGTCCGAATCCACCTTCGCAGCGCGAGTATCATCACGCCGAGAACGGGCAATCCGAATATCAATAACATCAGCGCGTCCATTTTTCCTCCTATCTCCTGTGCCGTTACAGTCTAGGCACTTAAAGAAATCCCCCTTCTCATCCTTGAGCCATAAGGCTCCCATGCAAGTCAAGCAGTTCATTCACCCCTCGCCCGAATCGCGGCGGCGCAGCCCTCTGCAACAGCCTTGTTAATGTCGCCAAGACTATTTGGGTCAATGTAATGTCCCTTTGGATACCAAACAATTTGCTTGTCGTATGTTATTTCGGCCACCTTCGCACACGCCTCCCGCTCGGCGGCGGCAACGAGGGCGGCGAAACGAATAATCTCGTCCGTTACCGGAACAACTTCTTCCATGTAGTCGCCGGGCGGAAACAAATGATTCCCGTATCCTTCCTCAAACCCTGCCTGCCGCGCCATGCGGATGATGTCGTCGCGGGTCATCTCAATTCTCCTTGTTTCCACAGGATGTAGTCGTACTGCTTGATGCCTCGTTGCAGCGCAGTCCCGATCACGCTCTGCCGGATGCCCCACGACTCGATCAAGTCTTTATAACGAACTCTCTCATGCCTTTCTGTTGCTTGCTGTTTGCGATCTAGCAGGACTTGATACTGCTCGAAAGACAATCGCAGGTTATAGCGAGATGGCTTTGTGTATTTCACTTGCTCACCTCATCGGTTCCCGGTTCATATTGGAAAGCAGGACAGCGATGATCTGCATCGCAATCCCATTTCACACAGACGAGTTTCCCGTCTTTGTTTCTCGACCATCGGCACGATAGGCAAGTCATACAACATCCTCGGCTCGTAGTTGAGCAATCGTGCGAACCATCCCTTCTAGGTGTGCGAGCCGCACATAGTCCCGATCTAGATCGGTATTGGCTCGACGATCTATCGCATCGTGGCACGCGCTACACGCCCACGCGCCGAGCAAATCGTCGGCTTTTAATCCCATACCGCTCACCCCTGCTAATCTCACATGAGCAAGCACGACCGTCTCGTTGTTGTGGTTACAGATGCCGGGTAGCCTGACGGTACACTCTCGCCCTCTGGCTTTCTTTCGTAGGTTCATAGCAGCCTCAAAAACTCTGCGCCAAGTTCTCGCGTATTCTCTGGGTCGTATTCTGTAGGCACGGCTAGACTCCATGCCGTGTCGTAATCGAGAAACCCGTAAATCATCACCTGTCGGCACTCGGGCATAATCGGCTTTGCTACGAACAGCACCAATCCTTGCCCGAGTTGCTTCTTTCTGACGGCGGCTGTTTCTTTCGTTCGTAGCCGCCTGACTTCTATATTCGTTCCAACATCGGCAATTTTTCTATGTTGGTTATGTTCGCTTCGATGCCAGACATGACCCGACCAGTATCGGTTCGCATACTTAGCAACGGCTAACTCCGCAACGCACGCCGCTACCTGTGCGGTTCGGTCATCCTCCATACGCGAGCGGTCATAGTGCGCTGCATCTGCTTTATGCCAGTTCTCGATGTAACGCCTTGCGCCTACATGAGAAGCCCATTCGTACTCCCAAGGCGTTAAGTCAATCATGGGTCGCGTCATGGATTAATTCTTCATTTGCGTGTTTTAATGAATAATCTTTAACGACAACGCCTTTTTCTTTATTTCCAACAACACATGAATCGACCCAAGTATATTTTCCTGGAGTATATTGCCTAATATGACCTCGACGCAGATGAAGTCTAGGGCTTAAGTGTGTCCCGCAACGACTTTCATTTTTAACAGATTGATCATTTGAAAGATGCAAAGTCCAATATGAAAAAAGCGGTTGCTTCCTTTTTTCAACTCTCTTTGAATTTAAAAATTTAGGAGCCGGATGTTCTTGTCGTTCGACGTTTTTGCAATTCAATGCAACTAAAAATCTACCAAAAATATTAATTGCCGCACAACTATAGTCAAAGGCTAGGTCGGCATTTTTCCTAGAGCACGATAAAATATCTTCACATTTTATGTCGCCTAGTTCGTCAACATACACTTTTAATATATTGACCATCTGCCAAACAACGCCTGATCGTTTATTGAAAACAGTAATATTCCATTGTTCTTCCGCTGTTTGAGAAGCAAGAACTCCCAATATCCCATCTTGAAGTTTTGCTTGAGCCCATGTGACAAGATAAGGAGTCTTGAATAATTCTGGAATTGGCTTTAAATTTTTCAACCCATCTACATCGCCAACGTCAAAACATATTGCATCCCGCGCTTGTGATAAAACCCATTCGGTCTGTTCTGGAAACTCATTTCTAATTCTTGATGTAAGCGATGGCTCCCACAAATTATTTGCGTTAATTGAGTCTATTAAGTCGTGAAGATGAACCACGTTCAGCCCTCGTATGTTGGTTCAGGTATCACGATGCCTAGGTTCGCGCATCGCTGACTTATTTCTTCAAGAAAATTCATGAAATCAGATCGGCTCATCCGAGAGGATCGCTTGACAGGTTTCATTCGCTTACGCCCCATGCCGTCGAGCGTCTCCCACCCATAAATTTCACCGAGAAAGTATTCGTGTAGGTCATCGGCTTGCCATCCTCGCAGCGTCTCGCCTCCTGCCTCTAGGATCGTGGGATAAACGACACCCCAGAGATAGGCGTTCTGCTGATTCGTGCGTGGCTTCTTGAACGGCTCGACCGTGACTTGCCATGCGATAGTTTCGTCGCGGATCAGGAGAACCACCGCTTGCGCGATGGCCTCCTTCTTCGTTCCTCTTGGAAATATGCGGCGCATTAGAACGGCGGCAATTCGTCATCGACGAAATCTTGCACAGGCACTTGCACCTTCGGCTTCGCATCCTTCTTCGGCTCTACCGACAGAGACATAAACTTGCTTCCGTCTTTCCTGCTCTCCTTGATCCATGCCGAAATGTTGTAGTCGGCTCCGGCAACGTTGATCGAGCCGCGATACTGCGGTCGCTTTGGATTTCCGTTTTGGTCATTTTTAAAGAGGACACCACGGTTGGTGTTGTCGTATTCGCTCATCTCTGCTCCTTGGACATTTTCAGATAGGCTTTAATTGCTGACCGCTCTTTCGCAGTCAGTTCGTTGCTGACCGCGATATAGAGATCGTGGTCGGGATTGATCCGCTCATGTACGGCGCGAACGGCTAACGCAATCTCTTTTTCTTCTGCGTCGAGATCGAACGCTTTTCTAAAATCCTCGATAAACTCCTGCTTCTTCTTTGCGTCTACATTCTTTCCGAGATCGCCTCGCGGGTCGTTGGTAAAGCCGCGACCGACTGCCGCCTCTGCGTCATCGTCGGCCTGATAGACCCCACAGATAGCAGCGAGGGCGTAGCGTCTGGCATAGGTAATACCGCTGCCCATTGATTGAGCGGTCGAGTCTTTAGTCAGAATAGTCATATATCCACGAATCCACTCGCCGCTTGAGTGTGCGAGCGTGGTCACTAACATCAGTCCGTGTTTTGTTGGCTGCGTGGTCTGGATGACAGACAAACCGTTTTCCGTGAGCGGTTTGCGACAAGCAGCCCAGACGCTTTCGAGGTCTGCATATTTGCTCTTAAAAAACGGATTGGCCGAGTCTTTAACGGCTCCCGTTATGCTTGATTGTGCTTTGGCTAACGCTGCTGCGAGAGCCGCTATCGAACTACTCTGATTCATTGAACGTCACCGTTTCCTTTTACCTTGTTGAGTTGAATATCTATTTCGCGCATACAGGCTTGCAGGGCTTCCGAGAGGGCTTTGTTCGCTCGCCCCTCGGCTTCCATTACCTCGGCGACCGAGGCTCTGAACTGCTGCATACGCATCTCGAATTCGAACATCTGCTGTTCGTGCTGCTGTGCTTGATGCCAGAAATCGTCATTCACGGGACGCTCGCTCCTCTGCTGCGGTACAGCCACCGTCGCCGCATGGATCGTTGATCGCTGCGATGGCAAACAAGATGACAAGCAAGATCGCTTGCGGTAGATACTGGCTGCGCTTATTCATGTTCGCGAGTCTCCTTCCATCGGTCATAGGCTAGATCGGCTTCGTAGTCGGCTTCGGCTTGGAGTAGTTCCCAAGCGTGCTCGGAAATGTATTCGTCAAGGTAGGCATGAATCTGTCTTGCGATGCCGCCCTTAATATCTACTTCGTCGAGCAGTACGCTGACCGTCTGGCCGTGGAATTGCGTCATCTCCATATCGACCAACTTATAGGTGAAGTCATCATCGAGAATCGTGGCATCGACCACGGTACGCATGACGCACTCGTAGCCGTCAAGGTCGAAGGGAATGTTCTGTTCTAGTCGCATATCTATTGCCTCCGTGGGAGGGGCGGCTTATGCCGCCACCTCGTAAGGCTTACCCCATGCCCCGATGTTTATGTCGGTGTAGTAAGCAATGTCAAAGTAGTCGGTCATCATGTCGCTTCGGTTGTACCAACCTGCTGCGAGTAGCGCGGTGTGCGCTTCCTTGAGGAAGTCTCGCGCTACGCCTTCATAGTGCTGATCAATCCAGAATACGTTCACGCTACCCTCGGTCTTGCCGAAGTCGATCGGACCCTTCTTAAGGGTCAGAACTATGCTGCTGTGGTGTCGTACGGAAAGAGTGCCCTTCATCTTGTACTTTGCCAGAACTGGCTTGAGGGCTTCGGCGATCTTGGCTTTACGCTCTTGATTCATGTAGGCCATTTGTCTATCTCCTATCTGTGGGCGGGTTGTTTGTCCCCGATGGAATGAACTATACTTAACCCCTTTACGAATGTAAATACCCTAGGAGAAATAAATTGACCCCCCAAGATGCTATGCAATATTTCGGCTCCCAGAACAAGATGGCGGCGGCCTTTGGCGTGACCCCTCCGGCTGTCCTCCGGTGGCGTAAAGCAGGGAAATTCCCCAAGCGCAGGGAGTACGAACTGCCCCTAGCCATAGAGCGGCATAGAACGAAGCAGGAAGCCATTACAGCCGCGCAGAAGGCGGTGGGCTATGTCGGGCAGGGCTGAATACCACAGAGCCTATTACTGGCGCAGGGTACAGGCTCGCAGGGCTACGGCTAGGGCTTTAGCCGCCCGTAGGCGGTTAGTCCGGCGGTGGACTAGGCTGCTTTGCGAGGCGATAGACGAGGCTCGGCAGGAGAAAAAAAGCCCTCCGCTGTGGGTATACAGGGAGGGCTTTACAAACCCCGAACTGGCGGGGTATCCTGTCATGGGGTGAAGGATTGGCATAAGGTAGCAGTTCTGCTTTACCTGTCAATCCCCTTCCGAAACTCCCTTGCTGTGGAGTTAAAAATCCAGCACCGACGGGGTTAGTTCGCATCGGTTACCACGGCGAACAGGGCTAAAGACCGCATCCATACGGGCATGAGGTTAGCCTTCCATACCTTCCCAGACTGGGGGGGTAGGGGGGGCATTCCCGATCCTCCGAGCATTGAGTCTGTATGTATAGACAATGTATATACAGACAGTCTTAAACAACACTCATAGGGGTATCTATGACACAGACCGAAGCATTTGAATCAGCACTCTGGCTTGCAATCACAGCACCGGACGATGACAAACTCCAACGGGCTTTGAACCTAGCAGCAGAGATCGGCCACGACCTTACCGATGAACAGATCGACAAGGTAAAAACAAACATCGAGTTCCGTCTCGCCGAACGAGGTGAGTATGAACATTGAGAACATCCAAGGTCTTGACACCGAAGCATGGGAACGGTGGGTTGCTTACCGTAAAGCGATCCGAAAACCGCTTAAGGAAATTTCCTTACACGCCGCTGCTCTCAAACTTGCGAAGTATGGCTCTGACCAATCCGAGGTCGTGAGCCAGTCGATCAGTAACCAATGGCAGGGACTCTTTGAACTGAAGAAGTCCAAGCCGATGCCGGGTGAGAAGGTCGAAAAGACTGACAAACAAAAAGCCGCCGATCTCGCTCAACTGCAAGCCCTTGAACATCGGAACGAGAAGTTCTGGAACTCCGAGATACACGACCCGATCATGAAACTGCGACTCTGCGATGCTCTGCTCGCTCGCTATACGATCCGAGCCGGAGACATAGACATTGAGGATCGCATGGAGGAATTGAAGGATCGAGTGGCCGATGTGATCCGACTCGCAGAACCGAAGAAGGTACTCGGCGATCCGCATATTCGCTCGATGGTGTGGCAACTATTTGGAGAGCGTGGCTTTAATCGGTTAAAGTCTCTCGCCAATGGAACCGCTTAAACTTAAAAAGGCCACACGAATGTGGTGGCAAATATGGCTTACAAGACTAATCAATACGGCACGACATGACCCACTCCCAGAACAATCCCTCCCAGACTGGCTACTCGCTAGAGCAAAAGCGCGCCAACGCCCGATCCTTTCACTCCGATTCCGACATGAGCGGGATACGCTCGATGTGGGCAGCGGTGATCCTCGGCGCGTTCGTCGAGATGAACAAAAAGGAGGCAAGAAAAGCCGCAGGGCTATGGGTGTTTAGCAGTTCGACGAAGATCGGCTCGATGCGATGGATATGCGATATGTGCGGCTTCGACTATCACAAGTTATGCCACCTCGCTATGACGCGCGAAGGGCGACGGCGAATCATTCACGGCAGATGAACATCCTGCTTTCCATCGCGATGCTCGCCGCTTGTTACCTCGTCTCGATGGTAGCGGGTGGCGAGATCATCGATGCGATCCTGCTTTATCTGCTGCTGCTGATAAACGACCGCCGATGAGATACGCGATGCGTAAAGACCTGAACGATGCCGAGATCACCGACGCAGTGAAGGCGGCAGGGTTTTCCGTTATCGACTACACGAAAGCGGGTCTAGGCATCCCTGACAAACTCGCGATGCGGCTACTCCCACAGCCGAGCGATAACGGGGAGAGACTGCACTTCATCTGTTGGTTAGAGATCAAGAGCGAGAAGGGCAAACTCTCCGAGATTCAGCAGATCGCCCGTAGCGTCTGGGAGCCTCGAGGCGAATGGATAGAGGCGAGGACGCCCGAGCAGACCGTCAAGGACTTGTGGGAGCGATACAACGCGAAGATCAAACCGGAGTGTGCGCGATGATCGAGTGGACGCGAGTACGGCTCGGGCAATGGGGTAAGTGGTGCAGAGGCAGGAGCGTCTCGGGCTACCCTTCCGCTTCGGCTTTTATGTTCGCTAACATGGGTGCGAGAGCCTCGGGAGATGGTCGAGATGTGCCAGAGGACATAGCCGAGATCGACGCCGCTATAGCCAAGATTCCCGCTCCTTTACGTCAGGTGTTGGTGATCTATTACTGCACGACCGCACCGCTTTGGTTCAAGGCGACAAGGCTTTACATATCCCGCCGAACCCTCATGCGGAGACTACGAACTGCCGAGGAAAAGGTACATCACGAACTGCTACTTGCAGATGCCCCGAAATGAGTGTATATGACACCATAATTGGGGGAAGTATCCCCGCACGGTCAAGCCTCGACCGGCACACTCACACATGACTACTTGATTTCGTCAGCCGACCACCGAGGCACTTATGCAGTTAGACGTACGAACCGACTTGAAAGCAGCCGAGCGATACCTCCAAGGGTTACGCAAGGATCAGGTTCCGTTCGCTACGGCTTACGCTTTAACGCAGACGGCCAAGGACGCGCAAGGCAATATCATCGAGGAGATGCAACGGGTATTCGACCGACCCAAGCCCTTCACGCTTAACGGAACGTTTGTAAAGCCAGCGACGAAGCGTGACCTTACAGCGCTGATCAAACTGAAAGATGGGCACTACGGCGCAAACACCGAATCGAGCAAGCGCGGATACCCTGACAAGTATCTAGCCGCCGAGATCACGGGCGGGGCAAGACGCCCGACAGCCTTCGAGAAGTTGCTGATATACAACGGCCTGATGCCACCGGGCTACTTTGCTGTGCCGACTAACTTTGCGCCGAAAGACCCGTTCGGCAACGTACCCCCGGGGTTTTATACCCGCATACGGTCCCAGTTAGAGATAGGGGACGAGTTCCAACGCAAGAGCAAGACTCCCAAGAGCCAACGCCGAACAAGCGCACCGAAGAACCGAGTCAAGGACTCTAGTCCGATCGTACAGGCACAGCGCGAGAACGCAGCAAGGGCAAGACGCAGGAAGCAAGCAAGCCTCCGAGGGTTACAGAAAGCCAAGGCAAGGCCACGCTATCCTATCTTCAACGTCTACCCTGGACGCGAGAAGAACAAGCACCTCAAGCCCGGTATCTACGAGAGACTGAACAGCGGGTTCGGTAAGACGCTGCGACCCCTGTTCATCTATGTAGACCGTGCGCCTTCCTATAAGCCACGACTGCACTTCAACAAGATCGTGCAAGGCACAGTCGCTACGCAACTCGCCAAGAACTTCGAGAGAGGGTTCGCCCTCGCCTCGGCCACGCAGCGACCGATCCGATGACTAACAGGTTATCCCCAAGTTATCTACAAGGCTACGGGTCCTCCCACAGGTATAGGGTCTGGGGGTAATTCGGAC